AATTAGATACAGTAATGCTGGTGTTGGATATACCTTCACTCCAGACGTAACTATAGAGAAAGTAGAAACTGCATTCTTTGGTGACTACGAAATCAACAGCGTTGTCAAGGGTGTTTCTACGGGAACCAGTGCATATGTACAATCCTGGGATTCACTCAATCGTATCCTTACAGTTGCTATTCCAAATGGAAACTTTGCAATTGGTGAAGCGGTTGTCGGTGCAGGTGTCAGTTATAGAATTTCTTCAATCGAAGATAATTTCGATAATGTTCCTTTCGCATCTAATGAAGAGATTCAAGAGGAAGCTGATAAAATCATAGACTTCAGTGAAAAGAATCCATTCGGTGAGTTCTAAATAGCTTTATTACTTGGAAATATCATGTTAACCTCTCACTTTTACCATGAGATTATCCGAAAGACTATTATTTCTTTCGGTACTCTTTTTAATAATATTGAGATCCAGCATAAGGATAGTGCCGATAACACGGTCAGTGTGTTAAAGGTTCCCATTTCATATGGACCTATTCAGAAATTTCTTGCGAGACTGGAACAGAATAGAGACTTGAGATCTCCTGGGCGTCCTGCAGGTGCGTTAACTCTTCCAAGAATGTCCTTTGAACTCCTTGGATGTTCTTACGATGCAAGTAGAAAAGTTTCTACTATGCAGACTTTTAAAGCAGTCAATAAAGAGACCTCCAAATTGATTAAGGGGTACATGCCAGTGCCCTATAACTTCAATATTCAGTTGAGCATCATTTGCAAATTGAATGAAGATGCTTTGCAAATTCTTGAACAGATCTTACCATACTTCCAACCATCATTCAATCTATCAATTGATTTGGTAGATGTTATTGGTGAGAAGAGAGATATGCCTATCACTTTAGATAATATCTCAATGGAAGATAATTATGAGGGTGATTTTATGACTAGAAGAGCTCTCATCTATACACTAAACTTCACCTGTAAGAGTTACCTGTTTGGTCCTATCAATGCAAGCAGTGACGGTCTTATTAAGAAAGTACAAGCGGACTTCTACACAGATACATCCAACATTAGAACTCCAACAAGACAAGTCAGATATACTGCAGTCCCTGTTGCTGCAAAAGATTATAACCAAGATACTACAACCAAGACTTCCGAAATCGTTTCCGAGCTCGTTACTGCCTTTAATGTAACTGATGCTACTCCATTCAATGTAAATGATTTCATTCAGATTGATTCTGAGGTCATGTCTATTAGAGGTAAGAGTGGTAATAGATTAACAGTGACCAGAGGTCAATATCAATCGGAAATTGTTTCCCATGATATTGAAACGCCAGTCCATGTAATCAATTACATAGATAATGAACAAATTGAAGAAGGAGATGACTTCGGATTTGGTGAAACGAGGTACGATTACAGATCCGATGGTCAATCGTATAGTGTTAGTCAGACAGTGGATACTGATCTATGAGCAATAACTTTGACTCCATTGACAATGCGTTAGACATTGAGGCAACTCCAGTCGAACAGACTGAGATTGTAAAGAAACCTTCTGGGAAAATCAAAAAGAGAGAGGATATTCCAGACGTACAGAGAGACTATGAATACACTAGAGGTCAACTCTATTCTTTGATCGAAAAAGGTCAAGAGGCTATTGATGGAATCTTAGAAGTTTCTCAACAGTCAGATTCTCCAAGAGCGTATGAAGTTGCAGGTCAGTTAATTAAAAGTGTTGCTGATACTGCAGATAAACTCATGGATCTACAGAAGAAACTTAAGGATGTAACTGAAGAGAATCCAAAAGGACCAACGAATGTCACTAACAATGCCTTGTTTGTTGGTTCTACCTCGGAGTTGCAAAAATTACTTAAGCAAGGTCTGAACGATAAAAATAAATCTAAATAGTTAAAATCGGTTCTTCAATCATGAAATCTTACAGGGAATTTATTAGCGAAGATTATAGAAGAATCAACCAGTACGGATCTACCTACGCAATCACATTCATCTTCAGAGGGATGACGAGAACTCTACAGATGTTTTTCCCACAAAAAGGTAGACCACTTAAGAGAGACGTTCAAGCAGAACTAGAAAAAATTTATCCTGGTGGAAAAGTAATTTACTTTGCACCAAGCTTAAAAGATCCAACGAAACCATTAGTTGTCATTGAAGACTGATTATGCCTGCAGATAGTGATGTATATCTTGGTAATCCGAATCTAAAAAGAACCAATGTTAATATTGAGTGGACTCAAGAAAACATTGAAGAGTATTTAAAGTGTAAGGAAGATCCCGTATACTTTACAGAAAACTATATCAAGATTATTAACTTGGATGAGGGTCTCGTTCCATTCGAGATGTATCCTTTCCAAGAAAAGTTAGTAAAGAATTTCCATGAAAACAGATTCAACATCTGCAAAATGCCACGACAGTCGGGTAAGTCAACGACTGTTGTATCTTACCTTTTACATTACGCTCTTTTTAACGATAGTGTTACCATTGGTATCCTAGCAAACAAAGCAGCAACTGCAAGAGAACTTTTGGGTAGACTACAAACTGCATATGAAGCACTACCTCATTGGTTACAACAAGGTGTTGCAGTTTGGAACAGAGGTTCTATTGAACTAGAAAACAAATCGAAGATCATTGCTGCATCGACATCTGCGTCTGCTGTCCGAGGCATGTCGTTCAACATCATCTTCTTGGACGAATTTGCGTTCATCCCAAACCATATTGCAGACGACTTCTTCAGTTCTGTATATCCTACTATTTCGTCTGGTAAATCTACAAAGGTTATTATCGTTTCTACCCCCAAGGGTATGAATCACTTCTACAGGTTATGGCATGATGCCGAACTTGGTAGGAATGAATATGTAACTACTGACGTTCACTGGTCAGAGGTTCCTGGTCGTGATGAGGCATGGAAAGAACAAACAATCAAGAACACGTCAGAAGCTCAGTTCCGAGTTGAGTTTGAATGTGAGTTCCTTGGATCGGTCGATACTCTAATCGCTCCAGCTAAACTCAAAGCGATGGTCTACGATGAACCAATAGGTAAAGGACAAAAGGGAGGAGAGATATATGCTTCTCCAGAAAAAGACCATACCTATGTTATAACAGTTGACGTTGCCAGGGGTGTAGAAAAAGACTATTCTGCTTTTATTGTTTTTGACACAACTTCATTCCCATATAAAGTAGTTGCAAAATATAGGAACAATGTAATTAAACCAATGTTGTTCCCAAATGTCATCATGGAGTTTGCAAAAGCATATAACAATGCATTTATTCTCTGTGAAGTAAATGACATCGGTGATCAGGTTGCAAGTATTATCCAATATGACCTTGAGTATGAGAATCTACTCATGGCATCAATGCGTGGACGTGCTGGTCAAATTGTTGGTCAAGGATTCTCTGGAAATAAAGTACAACTGGGAGTTAAGATGTCTAAGACTGTTAAAAAAGTCGGTGCTCTTAATCTCAAAGCAATTATTGAGAGTGATAAACTACTAATAAGTGATTACGATGTTATTGCAGAACTTACGACTTTTGTAGAGAAAGCAAATTCATTTGAGGCAGAAGAAGGATGTAACGATGACTTGGCAATGTGTCTGGTTATTTTTGCTTGGCTGATTGTTCAAGACTACTTCAAAGAAATGACTGATGATGACATCAGAAAAAGAGTCTACGATGATCAGAGAGATCAAATTGAACAAGACATGGCACCATTTGGATTCTTAAGTGATGGTATTACTGAGGAGAGTAGTTTTGTAGACTCTGCTGGTGATCGATGGAACGTAGATGAGTATGGAGATCGTTCGTTTATGTGGGAGTATCTGTGATGGACTTGGATGATGAATTTAGTTTAGGTCATCTAGTTTTACAAGAAAGAAGATGTAGGTCATGCAGAAAAACAAAAGACCTTCTTACAGACTTTTATAGAACAAGAAGAGATAGAACTACGTTGTCTGCCTATTCATATGAGTGTAAAGAATGCACAAAAAAACGAGTTGCTGATGCAAGAAAAAAGGTCGTAGATAAAATGGTAACAAATATCTTTGGTAGATGGGAATATCCTGACTGGTAGTACGTTCATGCATTGTTTCCCCACTTGAGCAAGAGGAATTTCTAAATAATCACAGGGAAAATGAACTTCTTCAAGAGGAACAAACATGGCGTTAAATTTAGTATCACCAGGCGTCAAGGTAAGGGAAGTTGATCTTACTATTGGAAGAATTGATGATGTCACTGATCAGGTAGGCGCAATTGCTGGTCCTTTTGCGAAGGGTCCAGTTAACGTTCCCATCCTGGTTGAGACAGAACAGGATCTACTCGCTACCTTCGGAAAGCCTTACAGCACGGACGACCAGTATGAGTACTGGATGACAGCTTCGTCCTTCCTTTCTTACGGTGGCGTATTAAGAGTCGTAAGATCTAGCAACTCGTATCTGGCAAATGCTAACGTACCAGTTGGTGTTGCACTTACAAACTTACAAGTAAATTCTACAGAAGATTACTACAACAATCACACGACCGATGGCGATTGGTTGTATGCAGCAAGAAACCCAGGATCTTGGGCAAATGACCTAAAAGTTTGTATTGTTGACGGAAGAGCCGACCAGAGACTGGCAATCGGTACAGAGGGTATCGGCGTTGGATACGCTATTACTGCTGGATTCTCCACTTCTGTTGCACTAACAAACGGAACCGTTGGCGTTCAAACTGGATATCTAAAGGGTGTCATTACTGATGTCCATCACGGATCTGTTGATGTTAAAGTTCTTTCCAAGTATGTTGAGGGAGAGAACAAGTGGTATGAAGTTGATTATGAAGAAGGTTCCAGCACTGGAGCATTCCTAGGATACGATCAAGGACTTCTAGATCACGTTGCTGGTCTCGCATACTCTGAGAGTGCAAACCACGCAAACCTTTATAGAGTCTTTGATTCTTCTGGTTCTCAAATCAGAATGGAGAGAACGAGATTCCAGGCTGCTGTAGGTGTTGGTTCCACTGTCATTGACTTTAGTGCTGATCTAGACACTTCTAAGGTTGCTATTGGTGACCAAGTTAGATCCCTAAACGGAACTTACACAGGTCAAGTCGTTGGATTTACAACCGCTGGTGATCCAAACGATACCACTGCACTGATTATGGACACAACCGCTGGTGTTGCGTTCGCTAATACAGACTTCATTGTTATGTCTGGTATTGGTAGTGGATTGTCGCTAAGACAAGGTAACACAGTACATGACTGGTATAATCAACAGACTCTTGGACTGAGCAACAGCACAGTTTATTGGAAGTCTATTGCACCAAAACCAGCAACTTCTGAGTACGCTAAAGAGAGAAGTTCCAGATTTGACGAACTACATGTTCTTGTAGTTGATGACACTGGTAGAGTTACTGGAACTGCAGGTAATATTGTTGAGAAGTGGACTGGACTTTCCAAGGCTTCTGACGCTAAGATCTCCCCATCTACCGCTGTATACTATAAGGACTATATCGCTCAGTTCTCCGACAACATTTTCGTTGGTGCTGCACAAACTGGTATTGGTCTGAAGTATAACCTAATGGGTGCTGGATTCACAGTCGATGAAACTGGTACTTGGGGACAAGAAGCACAGGGAGTTACCTTCAATGGTGCTGGTGCTCAAATCATGAGTCTTGCAAATGGTAATGATTACGGTGGAGTTGGTAAATTCGAAGTAAGTCTCGGTGATGTCATTGATTCCTACACAGTTCTCGAAAATCCTGCTGAGTACACTGTCAATTACTTAATCAATGGTCCTTCTGGTGGTTCTTCCATCTATGAAGCACAAGCTAAGGCGAACAAATTGATCCAGATTGCAGGCACCCGTAAGGATTGCATCGCATGTATTTCTCCATACAGATCTGGAGTTGTTGGTCTAACCAACAGTGACAATCAGACTGACAACATTGTCAAGTTCTTCGATAGTCTGTCTTCGAGTTCTTATGCAGTGTTTGATTCTGGTTATAAGTACATGTTCGACAGATTCAACAATACCTTCAGATACATTCCCCTGAATGGTGACATTGCTGGTCTGATGGCAAGAACATCCACCACCTCTTTCCCTTGGTTCTCCCCTGCTGGAGCACAGAGAGGTGTTATCAATAATGCAATCAAACTTGCATACAATCCATCTCAAGCACAGAGAGATATCCTTTATCCTAAGAGAATTAACCCAGTTATGTTCTCTGCTGGTGCTGGAATGATTCTCTTTGGAGATAAGACCGCTCTCAAGGAAGCATCTGCATTCGATAGAATCAATGTTCGCCGTCTGTTCCTCACCATCGAGGCAACAATCGAGAGAGCTGCAAGAGCTCAACTGTTTGAGTTCAACGACGTTCTAACCAGAACTAACTTCCTCAATATTGTTGAACCTTACCTTCGTGATGTTAAGGCTAAGAGAGGTATCACTGATTTCGTCGTAGTTTGTGACGAGAGCAACAATACACCTGACGTGGTTGATGCCAACCAGTTTAAGGCTGACATCTTCGTGAAACCTGCGAGATCGATCAATTACATTGGTCTGACCTTCGTTGCCACACGCACTGGTGTAAGTTTCGATGAAGTCATCGGTACTGCCTGATTTTGATCTATTCAATAAATAATTCACGAAGAGGAAAACACTAATGGCATCAACCAACAACAACGCCCCAAAAATTAAAGACAGGACTATTGAGGATTTCAAAGGGAGACTCATTGGTGGGGCCGCAAGGCCCAACCTGTTTGAAGTTGAACTTGCTTTTCCATCTTATGTAAGAGCAAATACGGAAACTCTCCGCAACTCCAGATTCTTGGTAAAGGCTGCAAACCTACCTGCATCCAACATTAACGTTATTGACGTTCCCTTCAGAGGAAGAAATCTCAAGATTGCTGGTGACAGAACATTCGATGTCTGGACCATCACCGTAATCAATGATACTTCTTTCGATATCAGAAACGCTTTCGAAGAGTGGATGAACGGCATCAACAAGCATGACAATGCTACTGGTGTTATCAACCCCGCTCAGTATCAGAAGGATGCGCTAGTTTATCAGTTGGGTAGAA